AAAGAACTCTATGGTAAAATCATCAGACGAACCAATGTCATATGAACTTGAGTCACTATGTACAATCTTGCTGGTATCTTGAGTGCCAAATAGTGTAGAAAACCCTGCATCTTTAGTTTGCGTCAATGGTAAATAAAACCCATTAGTCCCATGACTACCACTATATTGCTTTGGAATCCAGACTCCGTCTTTCGTCTCGCCAAAGTAGCTAGGATCATAACTTAATCCATCAAGATAATGGAATTCTGTAAAAAGCGCAGTGGTTCCGTTACTGCCATTAGAATTGCTAAATAAATAAAAATCCCTACGGCTGTCATGGTTTAAAAAATCCCAGCTTCTGCCACTTGCAAGTGAACCATTGGTAACAGTTTGGGCTTGTTCTACTCCATTAACATAAAACTGTATTGTGCCAGCAGTGCCATTAACACGCACCATAAAATGATACCAAGACGATGGATCACGAAACACGGCGTCTGTCTGAACAATGACTTGTGTGTTGCTAGAATCAAAACTATTTACAGCTAATTTATCGCTACGAAATTGTATTCCGCCATATCCACTTTGTTCAAAATAAACGTGAGCCTGACTTCGGCCTATCTCAGTTCTTTTCATCCACCATGAAAATGTGCCAAGAGCCTGACTATCACCATCTCCAGAAAAACTTATGTCAAGTCTGCCGGGATCTCCTCTTTCTACTCTTAGAGACTGATCGATGGTGTGACCATAAAACGAACCTAGCGCACCGCCCGGAGAACCAGAGCCACCGAGTCCACCACCATTTGATTTAACTAAACTCATTAAGTTAAAGCTCCAGAAACCGTAATCAATACTTCATTATTACCTGTGCCAATACAGTAGTAAGATAACTGATACACACCAGCAGTAGCTATCGCAGTTAAAGCCGTAGCGTTTATAGCCACTTCAGCGCCAACTGTGATGGCTTGACCGTTAGCATTGCTCAAATGAATGTTGCCTGATTGACCAACCGTCTCATTAGCAAAAGACAATAAACATCCGTCACTCGCCACAGTAATAGAAAAATCATTACTGACTGCCATATCGCACTCAGCCGTATCTGGACTAGATCCTGTGCCTAAACTAACAGTCGTTATTGTACCTACCGCTCTCCCTGCAACAGTTACATCATTATTGATAGCCAGAGATACGTCATCTTCCACAGTCATAACGGCAGTGCCATCTCGTTGTTGAAAGATAATATCCTTCGCGTCTACAACGGGCTTGATTACAACATCGCTTGAGGAGTTGGTAATGTTTAGTATTTCTGTCCCGCCCGCCAGAAACTTAAAGTCGTTGCCAGCAGCGTCAAGCTGAATGTCCCCAGCGGTATCTATAATTAGATCACCTGTGTCATTGACGATATAAGAGTTAGTGCCACCGTGATACAAGTTCAGATCTTCACCCGCGCCTAATGTCAAACGACCTACTGCACTGTCACCTGTTAGATCATCTGCATCTGCATCCTGACCAATAGTAAGCTGACCATGAGTTGCATTTAAATTGGTCAAGGCATTCACGACAGCCGCGCCACTACCCGCACCATCAAGATAAACCACCGCTACCTGACCATTTGGTATCGTAACATTTGCCCCAGACCCTTGACTTATGATGATACTGTACGGACCTGAACTACCACTATCTGTGGTGGCGTTTTCAATAAAATGAACTCTACTTATATTGTTAGGAGCTATTGTGATTGTGCAGTTAGAGTCAAGTGCGCCCGTATATTTTATATACATGTTACGAACCGGGTCGGTTGATCCATCAGCCACTGTGCTCGTATGAGTATTGGCATTCGTGGTTATGGCTTCTGTACCAAACCCGAATGCTTCTGCAATAAGCTCAAGGTTAGTGTTGGTTGTAGTTCCCCAAGTACCAGAACCATCGCCAGTACCTAACTCATTAAGTCTTAAATCATTTACATAGGTGCTTGCCATTTTTCTGTCTTCCTTACGCTGCTATATTCGTCCAGTTTGGTGTTTGTGACGGGACAATCGGCCTGTAAAGCTTCTCCTCCCCGACTGAACCTGTTGCTGATACTCCTGTCACAGAGAACCCTAAAGATTGAATAGGTGCGCTTGTCCCTGTGCCTGCTGATGCTGTAGCTGATACTCCTGTCGCAGCAAAAGATATAATTCCTAAAGGTGTTACAGTCCCTACCGCTGATGTACCAACATTGCCCGTTACAGCAAAAGTTACTCCAAGACTGAAACCTACGCTACCTACCGAACCTGTTCCAGAAACCCCTGTCACACCTGAAGATCCAGCCGCAGAATGACTTACATTCCCTACTGAACCTGTTCCTGCGACTCCTGTGGGAACGTGAATATTAGAACCCGCTGTAGTAATAGAACCTACTGCACCTGTTGCTGCTACACCTGTTGCCTCAACAGGAGCACCTTGGTTCCATGCTCCAGAACCCCAACTTCCTCGTCCCCAACCTGAAAGAAGATCTGACACAGATTACCTCATCAGGCTATTCGTATAATCGCGTTACTCGCATCTGCTGTAGGGAACTGAATCGTAAAAGTCCCTGACGTAGATGTTTTGTTAGAGCTAAAATCCAAAACAGCCACAGCTTTGTTGCTGTTTGTGCTGTTGTAAATCAACGCACCCATAGCAGTGATTGTTGCTGTAGTAAAACTAAGATCAGCAAAATCTGTAAGGGCAGTTGTACCAGAAGTAGTTGGAGCAACTTTAGTAAGTGTGCCACCACCTGTTGCATACGTGCCGCTAGAAGCAACTTCACCTGTAGTGGTGAATGCGGTGGTAGTGGCTCCCAAAGTAGCCGTGGTGCTAGACTTTCCACCGCTGCTCTCTGCATACAGAGCAAGCTTAAAAGCGTTACCGTTTGTTGCAAAATTGTGCGTACCCAACATCAATTCTTGTTTGAATGCGGTACACATTGCTTGTGCTATTGCCATTATAGTCTCCCTATAGCGTCAGCTAGTTGATGTTGACCCGCCTCACGGACCTTCGCGCAAATACTAGCACGTTCTTCTTTTCTCGCCAACTCTATATAATATTGAGCCAAATTTCTAACTTTATCCCTAAAAGCTTCTGCTTGAAGCCTTATAGGTTCCGGAGCTTCATCTGATATGTAAATGAGTTTAGTTGCTAACATGTCGGCTATCTGATCATTAGACAGCCCCCCATTATCTGAAGATATTACGTTAACCGATCCTACGTTTCCTGAAGTTAATTCAAACATGATCGTGTCTCCCAAATATTATAGGGTCTGACTCCACGGGTTCTGGAGGTTTTATATCAGACTGCCTTGTTATTAGAATGTTTCCCTCTTGAATGGTCTGAACCAAAGGGTCTTCTAACCTATGGTAGCCATACAGTTTTTCATTATCCGGGACATTTGTGTCAAGCAGCCCGGAACGGTGAGCTATTTCTAACTTGATGCCTTTTGACGCTGCGATAGCACACCAAAACTCTACACAAGCCCTTCCAGACTCTGCCATGTTTACGTTTTTATACGTAAAATCAATACCGTATAGACATAGTTTTGTGGTTTTTTTCCATATGGCGTATGCAACGGCATATGCAACTGTGTTGTTAAAATAACAATATCCTGTCGATTTAACGACTTCTTCAAGTGGATATGACTCTATTTTGGGGTATTTTTTATTAGTTTGACAGGAATATATTGGTTTTTTGTTTTTTGACAAAAACTCTCTTGCAACTCCTGTTTGAGATCCCGCGTTTTCTGTGTCTAAAAAACGAGAAACCGGGTCCATCATAAACGTGCGATCAACGTGTATGATAGCCCCAATACAATTTATGCCCCAGACCTCATCAAATGTCTGTGACGCAACTCTTGCAGCGATATAGTCAGCATAACTACCGCCCAAGCCAACAATGGCAATTTTCATGTACGGGCCCTTCTTGGTAACCCCTGCCTGTTAGCATCATCGTTTTCACGGGCCTCACCAAGATCTTTTAGCCTAACTAAAGACTCAACGAACCTTTCGTTATACATACTCATTATGTCCGGTTCGCCCTTCATAAATACATAAGCTTCTATAATACTTCCGTACAAAAGAGCGTTTGGTGCATTTTCACTCAACCAAGTTAATGTAGTGTCCGCAGAGGTAGACACAACAACTCCAGTGGCCCCACTTGTGCCCCCAGTAACTGTTTCTCCAACAGTAAAGTTCCCGGTAGGAAGAGTTATTACAAGCTCTGTGGCAGAGGTGAGAGAATTTATTGTAGTGTTCTCTCCGCTTGTACCCCCAGTTATCGTCTCACCTGAACTAAAAGTCCCTGTAACATTACTTACTGTTAGAGTAACTTTACTCTTTGTAAGACTGATTGGCCTGTAATAATAATGAAGTTCTGCATCAAAATCTGCATTTGGTGTGGGTGATAGTATAAAATTATTTATATCATAGATTGCGTAATATCTAGGCACACCCGTAGTAGAAGGATTTGGATTGTATTCTTGTATAAAATTTACGTCCTTTTGTAACAAAAACTCTTTAGAACTGGAATTAATTACAGAAAGGCTAAAAGAAGCTAAATAATCGTCTGGAACTGCTAGGAACTCATTTCCAGAAGTCATTGAACCAGACACGTTTTTCCTGAAAAACTCAAAATCTACAGATTTAAAAATACGTTCTTCTGCCGTAAGAATGAATCTGTCTAAGTGGGAGACAAACACAGCTTCTTGGTTGTCTGTGTAATTTTTTACGGCTGTTTTTAATTGTGTATATGTGTAACTCATGGTGTGTTCGCCTGCCAACCCATGCCACTGTGGTTAGTGCAATAGTAATACAATGTTGGAGCTCCAGAGGCTACTGTTATTTGAGTGTACGCACCAGAAGAACCGGGAGTGCCATTAGTGGTCACACCTGTTGTATACTCAGACCCTCCGCCATGTGTGCCATTAGCCGTTGTGCTAAAACGAAAGGGATGACCTGAATTAGAGGAATCACTTTGATCAAATCTATAAGTATTTCCTTCCGATAGACTTAACAAGACATCTGCCGTTGCCGTAGATCCATCAATTGCAAATTTATTAGCCGACCCAACATTGTAATATGGGTGATTGACGGGATTTCCCCCAACCACCGTTACGGTATAGGTTTGTGCAATGCTTAAACCTGTTCCAGAGGCTGTAACCGTGCCTACTGAGCCGGTGCCAGAAACACCATTTATTGAAGCCTCCGTTGGTGTGTGAACATCTCCACCAAAAGTAACAGTCCCTGTTTCACCAACGATTGTAGGAAGTTTAGGGTCAAAAGTAACAGTGTTCTGGTTAAAAATAGGAAAGGAAACCGTTACGTTTATAGTTTCATTTTCTGGTCTATCTGGACGAGCATCTCGCAAAGTTTGAGGGTCAAAAACTTTGCGGAAAGGACCTAATTGTGGGTGTTTTCTTTCAAACTCGTCTTTTCCAACAAGTAAACCGTTCCACTCTTTACGCATATCCTTGTATCTATATCTAAGTCCAGAGCGATCAGATATAGCATAAGCATATTTTCCTGTAGCGTATCTAGGCATTAGTTTGTCCTGAAATAGGCATACTCTGGTGTAACCGTGAAGCTAGAACGATCTCTATCTTCACCCATAGCTCTTTCAAACTCTTCTTCATACATAGCTTTTAACATTTGAGTGCGATTAGGAGCTCGTTTAATTGACAGGTAATAAGCCAAACCAGCGGCTAAACAAGGATAGAACCTAAAAGGGACATCTAAGGTGTTTATGGCTGTATCTGCATCGTCTATACGTGTCAAAGCATTATAAACAACTACATCCGTGCTATTTTCTGGGGTTGGCCATAAGCGCAGACTTGGTGTCACTTGTCTGTCTAAGAAAAACTGAGTGGGCCTACCTGTAGTGGCTTTATTAGGGATGTTCAAGTCGTCATCTCTACTCACACGGGTTAGAGCAAAGTCCGTGCTACTACGAGTTACAACGGCACTCAACACATCAATCACATCCGCAGATAAGGCGTATGTCCTTGTTCCTGATGTAAGAGCCTGAGTTCTCTGTGTAATTGTCCACTGGTTAAGACCACGGTTAGCCCACTCTGCCAGCATTATATTCAAAGATCTTCTAGCCGTTACTAAATCGTAACCTGTCTTCACTTCTAAGCCACAACGCTCAAACGCTTCTTCTACGTAATCTGCTACGTTTAGTTCAAAATCAACGCTTCCTGAAACAGCCATTACTTTTCTTTCGCGTACAAGTTATCAAATATTTGATTTACGTCCATTGTATAGTCTAAATCTGATTTTGAATAGTGTATATGCTGAGACGGTAAGAAATCAGGCGCACCTTGTCCGGTCTCAAACCAAGCAGGATGTGTGACTCGGACACGATTATTAGGCAGAGCAACGATGTTACCCGTGTACGGACCAGCATCCAAAAGCTCTAAAACGTGGCTCTGTTTATGCTGCGCCGGATCATCAGCGATCTCGCTCTCCGTATAATCTACCGTAAAATAGTATTTAGCCGGATAAAACTCAGGCCCTATTTTGGCAATCCAAGGGCACGGATGAGCGCGATCTAAACGATAAACTGCGTGTGTATGGGACATACAGTCCCAAGGCTGCGCCAAATGGACAGGCATAGGTTCTGGCCATTCCTCAAAAGGCGTGTCCCCAACAAGCGCAGTTATGGGCATTCTAGCCCACATCGCTCCCCCGTGCACATTCTGTTCATCCGTGTCATCGGTTTCACAGCCGGTGAATATCATCTGAAAACTTAAACACCGGCTGGGCATCGTAGTAACAGCAATCGCCATAGCGTGAAGAAACTCGCCATGATAATTGGAGTGATTACACGTATACTCTCTTCGCACCCAACACTTGAAGTGCGGAATATTACTTTGAAGATAGGACAAGGTCTTATACCTTACCGCCCTTGGCCATACCCTTCTTCTTCATCATGCCGCCGTTGGCCATCTTTTGAACCTTGCCACCTTTAGCCATTCCTTTTTTCTTCATCATGCCGCCGTTGGCCATCTTCTGGACTTTACCGCCTTTGGCATAACCCTTCTTCTTCATGGCTCCACCGCCAGCCATCTTCTGGACTTTACCGCCTTTAGCCATGCCCTTGGCTTTTACTCTGCCGCCTTTAGCCATGCCTTTTTTCTTCATGGTAGGTGCTACATTACCAACAAGACTGGATGCGTACTCATCCATTGTCATAAATTCTTTTGCCATTTTTTGCTCCTATGCAATTTTGGTGCGTTTTCTTCTGTTAGCCATTACAGCGCCGC